ACCTCTTTCGTAAGCCTTTAGAAACATTTCTTTTTCTTTTTCTTTTTCTTTTTTACTCATCACCAACCCATATAAATTTTGAAAATGCATCCTACCAATACCATTATTCCCACCAAAAATCCTGGCACTATTGTTGCAGGGTGCATTCTTGTCATAATATCTTCGTTATCTTTTTCTATTTGTTCCCAATATTCTTTTGGTGTTTCTTCTTTCATATTTTGATTATACATTTTTTTCTATGTGTTGTCTATATAATTGTTCTGCCGCCATATTTTTACCTTTGGCCTCCGTCTGTATATCAAAGTGTTCACCAAAACTTAATGCCCAATCATTCACCTTGGTATTTGGTAACAAGTCTGAATGTGCTCTCAATTTTTGTTTTTTGCAACCACGTTCTAACAACATCTTAATATCGTGCATTTCTGAATGTATCTTGTTTCCAAGATTAGCAGGAGCCAAGTGTTCATCTCTCGAATATGAGTAGTGCATTGTAGGGCGTTGTCCACGCCAAGAATCGATGACACGTTTTACTCTATCATCATGTGGTTGAATATATTCTTCTGCTCTTATCCAGTGATGATGTATATCCATGACTAATGCAAGATCTTTTTCTAGTTCTAAACTTGCATCAAGTCCCCAACCCATTTCGTCATTTTCTATCGTGATTAGATTACGTGCTTCTTGTGAAAGTCTTGGAAGTGCTTTACGTATTCCATCTGGTCCTTGCCGACCTGAGATGTGTACATTAATTTTGCATCCATCTTGAAAACTTTTACCGAATCCCATCCAACGGGCCATGTCTGCATGGTACTCAAATTCTTCTATGCTCCTTTCTACAATGTCAGGGGTAACACTAGATAATACACAAAATTGTCCTGGGTGAAAAGATACTTTCACATCATGTTTTCGTGATGCTTCTCCCACCGGAGCAAATATTTTTTCACAATGGTCTTGAATTTCTTTTTTTTGCCACCAGTCCTTCCAGTTCTTTTCCGTATATCCTTGTAGCATTTCGCTACCAAGTCTCACCATCCTACGTTCTGGTGCTAGTGTGCCAACACGTTCAATCATTCTCACAGCCGCCGCGGCGTTGTGATTCATAATATCCCATTGTCTTTGTTCAGCATCTTCTGGATGTTCACGCAACCATCTCATTGTGGTTGATCTGCCATTTAGATCTCTGTCCTTGGCATTGACCTTCATTCCGCCAAATTCAGATTTATCGTTAAGCCATTTGCAACAGAAACCTATACGCATAATTTATAATAACACTTTTCCAATATTTGTCAACTAAAATGATATTCTAATACCCAATTTATGGTTTTGATTTATGACATCAAGATTGTAAACTATATTGTATGTGTGCCATATATCACGATACTTTGCTGGTATCAGTTTTGTGGTCTCGTAATGTGCCAGTCCTCGTAATATAAAGTACCCAAGTACCTCACCATGATTTGGATGTTTACCAAGTATAGGATTTGTTTCATACCATTCATCACTTTCTACAATCTCAAATGTTTGAAACATATCTATTGTTTGCAAAATATTGAAAGCATAGATTGCCTTAATATCTCTTTTGGTTAAAGGATCCTTTGCCTTCACAGGAAGTATAATCCCTAATACAAGGATTACACAAAATATTAATTTTTTCACGGTTAGTCGTTGCCGGGTAAGGATTTCATTTGATAAGCACCACCCATATTATTGTATGTTGCTTGTTTAGTATTTGCTTCAGTAGGCTCTTCGTCGGAAACTAAAAGTATATCATTTTCGTCGATCATTCTACACTCTTGTTTTTCACCTTTTTCAGATTCGATGATAAAAGTTCTTGTCCACCGACCATGTGCCACCATAACCCATTGTCCAACTTTTACATCTTTTTGATCTTTTCCTATTGCGTGTACCTCTGCCCATCTAGGATGAACACCTTGCTCTTTTCCATCGTCATCCATTAAGATTATTCCGCCCTTGGTCTTTGTTTCACCAAAGTGCATATTTTTTACAATTATTCTCTTTTTAAGTGGAGTGATTTCCTGTGTTGTAGGTACCCAGCCACCTTCACCAAATTTACTTGCCATGTTTATAATATAGTGTAATAAACTTTATTTGTCAAGACCAAATCACCATTTTAAAACGTTCTTTTTCTATATCAAAAAAGTTACATTTCCAATCAGACTGCTCAAAAAAGCCTAGTCCATGCCATTCTTCTTTTCTTTCTAAAAGATCTCTACCACCTTTATCCCAATCGATCGAAAGTAATTTGCCTTCCATCTGTTTTTTCTTCTTGTTAATTTCGGCAAAGTCAAATCCGTCAAACTCCCAGTGAAACACTTCAAAGGCATTACCTTCTGCATCAACATAGTCTATTGAAAAGTCTAATCCCCATTTAGGCCTCATAGCAATTAATTTATAAATTAAATTGTTTTCCTTTGCCCAAGTTTCAAGTTGTTCCTTTGCGGCACCTGTATATGCTTTTCTTTCGAATAAACAAGCATGATTAAGCACTGCACCTGTAGTTTTTTTTTTTGATTGTGCGAACCAATCGTATTTTAATGCTCTTCTGTACCTATGTCCTTTGTCAGGTCCGAGATTTATTTTTGCAAACCTCTGCTCTAAGTCTGTTAAATCATAACCATTCTGATCGTAAAGATCTAATGCTTCTGAGTCGGGGGTTCCGTGTTCATATTGGATTGGTTTGTTCCAATATCCATTTTGGGATAATCTTTCATTAAGCAGTACTAGATCATTCATATCTAATATTTACTAAAATTATAAATTTTACTTGCTTATTCTATACCATCTAAAGCGGCGTCGATGCCTGACTTCTCAGACTTTGGTTTGAACGTATCAACTGTTTTAGGTTGAGGTGTCGCTTTTTTAATAGGTTGTTGATTTAGGATTTTAGTTTCTACTACTTTTGGTCGTTGTACATCAGGTTTCACAGTATTTTCCTGTCTAACTTCTTGAGCAGTAGACACAACACCTTTTGGTTTTTCATAATATTGTTTCATCAATTGCTCTCTAGTCTTTAGTATATTTCCACCCGGTCCAATTTCATCACCTCTAGCATTTACGCTCATATTTCCAACTGCCACAGTAGTTTCGTTTTGCTGTCTCAATTTTTCAATATCAACAGTTTTACCCTGCATAGTCTTGTATACTTTTTTAACTGGTGTTCTCATTTTTTCTCCTAAGTTCACTTTTACTTATCATCGCAAAAATTCACGATAATCTATTTTGTACATCAGTGGATTGATCTTGTGGATACCTATCAAAAATAAACAAAAACTTGCCACACTTGATCCTCGGCCAACACCCCAAACTATGTTATGCTTTCTCATCGTATCAACGAAATACACTAAAAACTGGAGGACCTTGATAAAATTTTTCTTCTCAAACAACTCGTATTCTTTTTCAACACGTGCCGTTTCCTCTTTGGTTTGACATTTTTCCAAAAGATATTTTTTCATATCTAGATCATAATAGGATTTGGGCATATGCCAATTAGCATAATTTTTTTTGTCAAACTCTGTTACAGTGATGTCTCTTTTAGGAACATTTTTTATTTTTGGTAAATCAACACCGATGTCGTCTAGTGCTTTTTTATATTGATCAGTATCTTCAAAGTACAGTTTAGAAATATCAAAATCTGGATTTGTATACAGGAATTCTAAAGCATCATCTTCTGTAATAATGCAATCACCATACTCATTTGTTTTTATTTTTGCCGCCATCTAATACTCTTGGGTTGAACTCGAATATTTTAGCATGATCTTCGTGCTTCTTGTCAACGACTTTTTTCTCTTTTTGCCAACTAAAGTGTCCTGTGTATATTCCTTTTGACATTTCATTATCATAAGTTGCGGTATCTGGTCTTAACCACCATGGGTCAAACTTTTTGTATTTTTCCGAAAACCATTCATTTACATCTAATAGTGTAAGTTCTTTTGCGTTTTTGTCAACCTTATATTTTATTCCATCGCCTTGGAAACTTCCTAATGTCAAACTTTTAACATGAATTTTACCATCTAGTATTGCATTTGCTTTACAAAAACACACTGATGCCATCACTTGATCGTATGGTGGCTTTGGTAATTCAATAAATCTATTCATGGTAGACTTTCTTAATATTTGGTAAAGAGGGTCGGATCTATAAGATGTTATTGTGTTGTGGAACACATTTTCAAACAGCAATTTCAATCTTTCAAAATATGCTGACTGAGTTTTTAAATTTGATGTCGTTGGTTTAATTTCCAATTGCACATCATATTCATTTTGAAAAAGTTCATTGTCAACAATTATTATTGATTTAAATTTGGTTGCCCAAGTAAAAGTACTGTCCATACAATTACTTACTACTCGATGTTGACCAGGTCGCCAAGTTCTGGTTCACCTCTGCTTTTCTTGAACCTGTCTTGTGCTTCTTTAATTCTTCTTGTCCTTAATTCTTCCCTGTAGGTGTTCAATGCATTCTGTATTTGATTTTGCAAGTCAGGATTTCTACTAAATCTTCTTGCACTCATTATTTTGCTTGTCAACTCTCTTATTCTTTTAGAAAGATCCTCTTCTGACAGTTTAGTAATATCTTCTTGTAATGGATGAAACAATGGCATCACCTGCCTTTCGTTAGTGGTTAATCATACATCTTACCAAGTTGGTGCATCAAAATCGTAGTACCACCATCCGGAGACATGAATTCGTACATATATCTTCCTAATGATCCTATTGTGATTGTGTTAGATGAACCATCACCGCCTGTTACGTTGTCTGCTACAAGCACGGTGCTTGGTATTGTTATTGTATGCGATGTGTTTGCATACGTGATATCAAGTATAATTCTGCCTAAAGTTCCTGATACAGGAAAGTTTGTAAATGCCAAAGTTACAGCGGCATTTGTTGTAATTGTTTGATAGTGTCCGTTTTCATGATTCAAAGTAATATTACCACCTGCTGTGCCATGTCCAAACACAGTTTCGGCAGTGTCTTTTAAAACTGCTCTTGACACTATGTTGTCGTTAAAACTGTTTGCTACATTGTTAGCAACCGATGATGTTTGTAATGCTTCGATCTCAGACTTTGTCGTTGTAAAATTATTCTTTGTAGCAGTGAAATTATCTCTAAAACCTTGAGATGAATTATCCTGTCCTGCTATCGGAAATGTCCCGTCTATGTTTCCTGGTACTATACTACTTGCCATTATATTCCTTTTCTTTCAAATACAAGATATTTATCACCAGATTGCCTACTTACGACAAATTTTGCGCCGGCTATAGGTGCTGATGTGAAATTGATTGTGCTTTGTTTATTTTCCGTGTCATGCGTTAAAAAGAATTCGTTTTCAAAGTCTCCCGATCTTCTAGTATCATCTGACACCACTGTATTAACGTCAGCGGTTAGGTTTTTGAACACTTTTTGCACAAAAATCTCTACTCCGTCTCTGGTTAATTTGATTTCTTCTTCGTTAATCAATTCGTTTAAAGAGAAACTAGTTGTTGATCCGTCTCCTTCAAACCTGCTAGGATCAACTTTTAGCATAGGATTACTGATCTGATATCTATCTATAATGTATTCAATATTTTCGAATTGTAATTTTTTATCTGTAATTCTTTGTTTTATCAATCCTGCTTTACCAGGTTTACAATATGCTAAAACAATGGCTGGTTTGAAACCCAATGGAGCCAAGTCACCTGTTTGTGTAGTTCTCATCCACAATGGTAAATGTATCCATTCTTTATTTCCTAGAGATTTCATTTGAGTTCTCATATTATCTACTGCATTAGGATACACTGTTTTCACGTAATCTAGATCAGCAGATAATTCATTAGCATACCTAACTTTGGATCCGGATATTCTAAAACTCATTCCACCACCTGTGGTCACATTGTATTCTGTTGCGTCAGCAGTCAATATATCATCTGAAGAAACAGGTCCTTGAATAATATTTTGCAGTTCATCTCTTAATGTTATTGATTTACTCACCGACTTGCCTGAAGAGTTCACTAGTGGATCTATCATTTCTATATACACTACTTCATATTCTACCACACCATTTACTTTGGCGGTAGCAGTTTTTAATCCGTTGAAGTAAAGTCTTTTTGGTTCGTGGTTGAGAGCCATTTTATTTTGGAACTCGGTTAATGTTTTATGTTCGAGTCCAGCAAGTAACAACATTTGAGCATTGCTTGTTACACCAAAGTTTGGATCCTCTGGTCTGTATACATACTCAGGACTATTGATATTACTGTCTTTTCTTATTTCATCAAAAATGTTTTGATCTGTTTTTGAAATTATTCCACTAGTGCCTAGGTTGCCATATGTTTTGTTAAATGGCAATGATACGATTATTTTGAATTCTTTTGTAGTGCTTACAGTTTTGTATTGATCTGTGACGGTAACCTCAAAACTAAATTCTTTATCTATTGTTGTAGTGTTGCTGTCAAAGGTTACTGCGTTGTTTTCAAAAATTGTAAACTCATTATAATCAATTGTACCAACAAAGTTTCCTTGTGGAGATAAAGTGATTCCTGTTGGTAAACTACCACTAGTGACGCTGTAATTTAATACTCTATTTGTATCTACACCAACTGCTTTTACAGATAGCAACGAAGGAACTCCTGCTGTCAGTGTTCCAATTAAATTAGTTGAAGTAAAAGAGACTCCAACGTCGATATCACCTATAATCCTTAATGTAAATTCTTTATCATTGTACACTGACAATCCAGTTGCCACTGTCCTATTTGCTCTAATTGTAAAAGTGTATAATGTTGTGACTGCGGTGCTTGTAGGCAATGTGCCATAAAGTTCACCTGTATTTGTGTCTATGCTTATTCCTGGTGGCAATGATCCACTGATAACACTATACTCTAGAGCCGCTTGTAAAGGATCAAAATCCTCAACATCAATCTGAAGAACTAGTTTGTTATCATGTCTGTAAGTGCCAAGATCACTATCAGTTGTAAAAACCGGTTTCCTTATAGCAGATAGATCAATTGTCAATGGAGAATTTTTGTAAGTTGTTCCATCAATTGTAATTTGATTGTTATCTATTCTCCAAAAATCTGCTGTAATTACTTGTATGCTGTTGGTCTGTGTCTTAGATGATGATCCGTCAGATACCCTTACTATGAATTCATACAATATACTTCTTGATTTTGAGTACACCAAAGGATCGTATCCTTGCTGGTCATAACCTTTGCCGGAATATCCACCCATTGGTCCATATAACTCATCGTCTGTCAATCCAACTGTGCCAGTGATCAGTCCAGACTTACTCATGGATGTGCCTGGCGGCAGTGTTCCTTCCACTATGTCAAATAAAAGTTGTTGCCCTGTTGCTGTGTCTGTGTCTACCGCTTCAACTTGAAATTGTATTTTTGATCCATCGATTACCCAAATTCTTTGATAATCAGATCTAGTCGAATCTGAAAAATCTAGTGTACCAGACGCAGTTGTGAATGTTGGTTCATCTGCTCCTTTAATCTCTAGTGTAAATGTCCTGTCAGCGATGTTTGTGCCGTCTGATACCCTAACCACAAATTTGAAAACTCTTCTTGTAGCAACTTCAAACGGCACTCCTTGTATTACCCCATCAGAAGTAAGTTCAAGACCTGGGGGCAGTGACCCGGCAATAAGTGAATAAGTCAAACTGGTGCTATCTGTGTCGTTGGCTTCTAAAGCCAGAGAATAGGATTCTCTTTCATTAATCGAGGCAATTTTGCCTGCTGTGGTTGTCCACACGGGTGCGGCCATATTTGAACTTACTCCTTTATAATGATATTTATTGGATTCTAACTTCTATTTTTTGACTGTCTCTGCCAGTGTTCAATGTGTTGTGATATATTTTCTTTTTCAACAGGATCTTTTGCACGTTTAAGCATATCTTTTAACCGTGTGAGTTCAGATCTAGGTGTTTTAAATTTTTTGTACTTGTTATAGTGTTTCATATTGTATTTTTGGTTTGACCAAAAAAATATTAAGATGCTGAATATGTAAATGGCGTACTTCCGTTCATGGTCAGATACGCAACTTTTTGACTACCACCTAATATACTATTATCAGTTGAATAGTCATTATTTTGTCCTGTGCTAAAAATTTTATCACCCGCATTGTTAACCATCCAACCTTTGATTTGTGCTGGAGTCCAGTCAGGGTGAACCTGGGCCACTAGTGCAACTATTCCTGCCACCTGTGGTGCGGCCATTGAGGTACCACTCATTTTAACTTGTTTAAATGAGCCGCTTAGATTATATGTAACTGCACTTTGTTCATTTGTGTTTGAGCAGGCACTTACAATCTGTTCGCCACAAGCATAGATGTCAACACCTGGACCAGCAGAACTAAATGATGCTTTTTGATCAAGTGTTGCTGATTGTGTAGTGGCTCTAAGTGCACCTACTCTTATAATTTCGTCGTCGTGTGGTGATGATCCTCTGTGATAATGATAATAGTTTCCGCTTCCATCTGACAGGAAGTTATCATAGTCTGTGCCAGCCACTTCGTCGTGCTTCATAAAATTATTTCCCGCAGACACCACAACATGGATTCCTGCTGTTACCATTTGCTGTATGTCAGCATCTATTGATGATATTCTTCTTGGCACAAAATAAATGCCAGAAGTATCAGTTGTAGCACCATACACTCCTTTTGCCAACAGATTACCTCTCACTGTTTCGGTGTGGTTGGCTCCTCTGTATTCTCCGCCGGCGACATCTGCGCCACCAATTGTGTTTGGAGATACGTTTGAATCTAGATAGTAGCCATAACCAAAACTCATATTGACAACTGTGGGTCTCCCTGTGCCTTTTGAGTTATGCCAGGCAGTAACAATGTCAAAACCTTCTGTCAATGAAATATAACCGGTGCCTTGAATTTTCATTGCATAGATGTGAGCGTTCTTGGCCCAACCAAAAGTCTTTCCTGCCACTGTGCCGGCCACGTGTGTGCCGTGCCCATTTGTGTCTGTGTAGTGTGACCCTGATTGAGAACCACTTACCCCAGAAACAGAATACCAGTCGACTTGTTTCAATCTTGAATTACCTTCTGCGTCTTGCCATTCTGGATGTGTAGGTTCTATCCCCGAATCCATTATAACAACATCAACTCCTGTACCATCAAGAACATAGTTGTATGCTGATCCTGGATCTAAAATTGAAGAACCAAAGTTGTTAGTTGCTGATATGTGTCTTAGCAAACCGTAGTTGTCCTGATTGCCTGCAGATGTAGTTCCTTTGTTAAAACTTGATGCGTCCTGTCCATCTTGTATTTTAAAAAGCACAGGATCTGGTAAATCTTCTAATGCGATTATATCTTCAACTCTAGAATCATTTTTTAATTTATTGACTTCTTCGGCAGTAAGATCGTAATGAGTATTTCTTTTATTGGTTGCTCTAAGTTTTGAAACTGGCACTGCCCTATCTGGAATGATGTTGGAATCTACCGATGCATCACCAGATGTGTCGTTGGTAAGTTCAGTATTCAGATCTTCCCAATTTGCTTCTTTTTTTACTGTTACTATGTATTCTGCCATTTAACTATTAAGAAACGATTGCTCTATCGCTTACTCTTCTCCAATTTGATCCGTCATAAAAGGCTGGTATTGCGCCACCGGATTCGTTAGTACAGAAAACCATCGATCCTGCTGATGAAGTCAATGATCCTAGTTGAGCAACTGTTTTGCTTACAAGTTTCATTGGTGCATCGTTTATAATTTCTTCTACTGGATCTAATGTAATCGTAGTTGGAGAAGTAATAGTGTATGTGCCTGTGCTATCACTTGGTGCTGATATTGTTGAGACTGTGATTGTATCAGCAAATATTGTTCCTGTTACATTAAGTCCGTCATTTATTGTAACAACTGTTGAGTCACTTGAACTAATTGTATTTGTGTCAATTGTGGATGCAGTCAACGGTCCAGATACACGCATTCCATCATTTACTAAAATCTCTGAACTATCAGATGATGAAATCGCGTTGATTATTGGAGTTGTTGTTCCTGTCACTGTCAATACATCGCCACTCACTGCGGTTGTTATATTTGTTGCTCCAGCAATTTTAAATGTTTCTCCAAATACTAATGATGTTCCATTACTGTCATCACCCACTAATTTTAGTGCAACATCTGTTTTTTGTGCGTAATTTGTTAGTGTTGGTCCAGTAATTGTTAAAGTATCGCCTGACATCGCAGTGCCTATTCCAGTAGCACCAGCAAATTTAATTGTTGATCCTAGTGTTACATTTGTACCGTTTGAGTCATCACCAACTATTTTAATTGGATCATCACTGCCTCCAGTGATTGTCATTACATCACCACTTACTGCAACTGTGGCTCCACCTGTTCCTCTAATTCTAAAAGTTTCGCCTGGACTTACTGCTGTGCCAGTTGAATCATCACCAACGAAAGTAATTGCGCCACCAGATGCAACGTCGTTGGTTATTGTCAACGTGCCTCCAGACAACGCAGTAGTAATACCTGTGCCACCTGCAATTTTAATTGTATCACCGGCCGCTACTGTTGAAACTGTTGATGTGTCGTCTGCAATTTTAAGTCCAGAACCTACTCTAGCATCTACATAAGTTTTGTTTGTAGCATCTGTGCCTGCTGTAGGAGCCGCTAGATTAATAATTTTTTTGTTGTCTACGTCAATGTTTCCTGTACCTTGTGTTGCAAGTTTCAAGTTTCCGTTTGAAGTAATTGCTCTCACTGTGTTTGTGTCAACAGTTCCTGAAGTTTCTATGTCACCTGCTGATAATGTGTTTGATACAGCGACAAAATTTCCTGCTATTGTTACTGTGCCTGTGCCATTTGGAGTTATGTTAATACCGCCATTTGTATTTGTTGCCGTTATTGCGTTACCGTTGATGTCGATATTGTCTACTGTCAACGATCCTGTGATGTCAACATCTTGGTTTATAAATGTTACCGGTGAACCAAAGTTTACTGTGCCTGAGCCGTTTGCTGTTATACTTAGGTTGGCGTTTGAAGCATTGGTTGAAATTGTGTTGTCTTTAATTCTTACATAATCAATATCAGATTGCCCTGTGACTGTGTGTGTTCCTACTGTGTTCACATTGGCAGTTGTTAAAACTCCTGATACTCCTAGTGTGCTTGAGATTGTTTGAGCACCAGTCAAGGCAAGTGTGCTACCATCAAAAGTTAAATTTGCTTCTCCTTGAATAGCATTTGCACCTGTGACAGTCGTAATAGTGTTGTTTGTTGATCCTGTTAAAACTGCTTTTGTGTCTGCATATGCTTTAATGGATTGTTGCGTTGCCAGTTTTGTCGCACTATCACTGGCCATGTTGTCTTCATCTTTTATACCTGTGACAGTTGCTCCATCACCTGCAATGTTTAAAGAAGTTTCGGCAACCAAAGCACCTGTTACGTCAACTGCTTCAGCAAAAGTGAGTTTTGTTGATGTATCTGAACTTACTGTCGTTCCGTGAATTTTTAATGCTCCAACAAGTATGTCGCCTGTGCCACCTGCTGATAAAACTAAATTTGAATTTGAGTTAGATGCTGTAATTTCATTGTCGTTGATAGTGATGTCAGCAATGTTGACTCCACCTGTGCCGTTGCCTTGTATTGTAACTGCACCATTTGTAACTGTGCTTGTTAATGTTGTTCCGTCTATCTGTAGTTGGTCTGCTTCAAATACACCAGTGACTTTGACTTGATCACTTGCGGCATTTCCTAAATTGATATTTCCGTTTGCAACAATGTCTCCTGTTGCAGTGATATTACCTGTAACATTTGTATTTGCTTGTAATTCTATTGTACCTGTACCTGATGGGGATAATCTGATATTCTCGTTCGATCTGCCAGTGATTATTCTTCTACCATTTAGATCTAAGTCACCTCCCAACTGTGGAGATGAATCTTCTAATAAGTCATTTGCCTCGTCACTGTTTCCGTACAACTCTGTAAAGTTTTGATTGATTTTTGTGAATGCTGTTCTTAACGGATCACCTGTCCCGTCATTAGCACTAGTTCCGATATTAATACTTTGTTTTGCCATATGTTTTTCCTACTAGACGTATTTATGTTTAGATTTTGTAAACCGAATGTAAAAATTTATACAATTATTGCAGTTCTAAATGTTTTGAAATCTAATGGTGCTATTGCGTTCGGTGTTGCTCTTATTCTAACAGTGCTACCAGATACGTCTGCTGTGATTGTAGCCAGTTGGCTTGATCCAGTAAAAGTCACACCAAATTCTTGGAAATATGCACTTGTGCCATCGTGCACCACATTCAGTAAACTTGTTTGGTATTCGCTACGAGTGGCGTCTGTAACTTGTACCGTGTAGTTGGCACTTCTGTATGTTGCCATTGTAAACTGATCAATGGTCAAGGCGGCAGTTGAACCTGCCGTTTTTGTGGCGTAATCTAATCCAACACCACTTTGAATTCTAACGTTTCCTTTACTTGTAGTTTTTAAATCCAAGTGTTGGTCTGTCGCTGTGTTTAAGATATCGTTCCCTTCAATCCTAATGTTTCCTGCGTCCATTTCTGTAAACACAGAAGTTGTAAGAACGGCATTTATAGTGACTTGATCACCACTGACTGCTGTGGTAACGTTTGTGCCACCTACAAATTTAAATGTTTCACCTAAAGGCACCGCTGTGCCTGTGGAGTCATCACCTACAAAAGTGTAACCAGTTGGTGCACCAAAAGACAAGTTGCCTGCGCCATCTGTTAATAAAAATGTGTTTGCTGATCCATCTGCTGTTGGATATTTCAATCCACTAATTTTAACTTTACCTGTTCCACTTGCATTCAATACTAGATCATCATTTGATCTAGTTGCTGAAATATTGTTGTCACTGAAAGATAATCCTTCCAGTTCAATTATTCCTGTGCCAGATGCAGTTAATTTTAAATTTGCATTTGATTGCGTGGATGTAATTTCATTTCCAGCAATTTGTATTTGGGATCCAACGGCAGTGTTTGCATATATTTCTATAAAGTTTGCCTCTACTTTTTGGAAAGCGGATCTTAGATCATCACCTGTTCCGTCATTTGCAACTGCTCCTACATTTAAACTTTGTCTAGCCATCTTATATCGCCTGTAATACTAATTTTTTCCAGACAGCAGTAGACCCATCATAGTTGGCAGTACAAACATACAAGTTTGTTCCGTCATAAGATATTGATCCTGCTCTGTCACCTGCGTTACCTATTCCAGTCGCAGTTTTTGTCGTGTTAATAATTATTCTGTCATCGTTTACAACCACGTTTCCTGTACCATTGACACCTAACGTTAGGTCATTGTTTGTAACCAAAGGAGTTATGGTTGTGCTGTTGATTTGTAATTGATCTATTTCAACGTTACCTGCACCATTCGGTTGGACCTTGATGTCGCCATTTGTCACAGATGTTGTTAAAAGGCCAGTGTCACCTGATCCTACTAGTTGGTATACTTCCTCGAAATTAGCATTGACTTTTAACATTGCGCCACGTATTGTGTCGCCTGTTGCTGAATTTCCTTCGGTTCCTGTGTTTATTATTTGTCTGGTCATATTATATCTCTATGTATTTATTAAATAGTTTTAGGTGACATCATGTTCAAAGAAACATTAAAAACTCTCAGATTGTATGAACGCCAGTCAAAACTTGGCATTTACCATACCTTCAAACGTGCCAATACTGTATTTGTTTTCATGTGTGATTCGTGCGGAATCACATTTATGCGTCCAAGATCCAAGGTAGATCCTGCTAGAGCATCTAACACTTACAAACACGTTTGCCATAATTGTGACAGCAAAAGATATGCACAAAAAGTAGGTGTAAAAATGCGTAAAATTTACAAGATTGATGCAAGTTCAACGATCACTCTTTAGTACCTTTTCCAACGAATTGACGTTAAAGGCATTCCGTCCATCACCTTTTTTAGATCTCCATAGGTGCCATATTTGAAGTTTTCTAAAAGTGTTGTTGCACTGTGTAATATGAAATTGGATTCGTTTACCTCTATTCTATTGATGTAGTAAAAATTTTTATCCTTAAATCTTTTTGCCAATTGTTTCAGTTGCCATCTCCATTCATACTTTAAATATGCTTTCATGCTTTTCCTAGTTGGATAATTTCGAGAGTCTTTGTATATGTTGTTTTGATCTCTGCTCATGGACCCGTCTCTTATTGTCCATTGTTTACCCCCTATCATATCAAATCCAATTATAAAAATATCTTTGTGATCATCAACACAGGCCTGCCACACTGCTGAACATCCAGATCCTTTCGTTTTCGAAAAGTCTAAAGTTTTAAGTTTTTTTCCTTCCTTCCAGCCGCCACCTGCCCAATACCTACCTCCATCTTGTGTGTCACTTTTTAGAGTGTAGTCCCATTCGGGTAGTTCTTCGACTCCGATAATTTTTATGTCAGTCGGTATCATGCCCATACCTCTGGCTTCAATTAGTTCATCATACATTTCTGAATTAACTGCAATTATTTTATCGCAAAGTTTTGGATGATCTCTGTATATTGCATTACAACCATATATGGTTCCCTTGCCACCACGTAAATTATTTAGATTATATATTCTTCGGGATTCGCCGTTACCTATTACGAATGCATAGGACATTAAGCACCGAAACTCTCGCCACAACCACAAGAAGATTTTGCATTTGGATTGGATATCTCAAAATGAGATCCAAATACTTCTTCTTTCCAATTCACAGTTGTTCCAAGTACAAACATGACACTCATTGAGTCAACAACAAACTTTCCATTGTCCCACTTAACAACAACGTCATCTTTGTTTATTTCTGAATCTTTTGCAAAACCCCAATCATATTTAAAACCTGCACAACCGCCACCTAACACTGATAAACGGACAGCGTCTTGTTCAGGATTTTTTGTCAGCAAATTTGACATTTGTACTTTTGCTGTTTCTGTTACATTAATTGACATACTATTAATTATCTAATTTTTGCCAACATCATTTCTATCATTTGATAAAAACCAGTTTGTCTATTCATTGTTAGCATTTCGTCTAACTTCATCTTTTTAAAATCTTCTACTGTGATTTTTTTTGATTCTTCTTCCGTCATACTGTTAAAAATATCAACCAATATATATGCGTAACCTCCGGCAATCATGGCGTTGCTCCATGCTTTGAACTTGTCATCTTCTCTGTCAACAAAAAGATCGTATTGACAACGGCTTACCCTGTTATTTTCTGTTTGTTTTTCTTTGCTTAAAGAGTCAGTTGAAAGTTGTTTACCTAACCCAATCAACCATTGGTATACCTCTAGGCTGTCTATATTCTTAAGTGCTTCTAAATGGTCCTTATATTCTTTTATTTTTTCATCAAACGTCATCAGTCTATCCTATCTAATACCTTTTTTAGTTCGCCACTTTCATACATTTCTTTTACAATATCACAACCACCTAGAAATTCTCCTTTAACGTACAACTGAGGAATAGTTGGCCAGTCACTGAAATCTTTAATTCCTTGTCTTAAATTTTCATCTGCTAAAACATTTACTCCGATAAAATCTACTTTTGAAACTTTAAGTATATTTGAGACTGCCATTGAAAATCCACACTGTGGTGCGTCTGGTGTGCCTTTCATGAAAAGAACAATATTATTATTATCTATTGTGCTTTGTATTTGTTCATTTATTTGTTTATTTTCCATAACATCTCCGGGTTTTTCATTGTCTTTATTTCCATTGCATTGCCATAAGGGTCTGCGATGAACATTGTTTCCTGTTGTAATTCTGTTCCCTCGAATCTCACATATGGTTCATCTATATACTTTATTTTATGCTCTGCCAATCTTTGTTTTAATTTTGCAAAGACATCTGCGGTTAAATGCACACCAAAATGTGGCACACTGACGTTTCCCATATCAACGTTATGTCTTTTTGCTTCAGGCTTCTCATATTCTTCAGACGAATGTAGAGTTAATTCATTACCCCAAAAGTTAATGTCTACCCAAGCATCTGGATATTTGAATTCGGAGTTTCCTTTTTCACAGCCTAAGACATCACAATAAAATTTTAGTGCTGTTGAAATATCTCCAACTGGTATTGCTAAATGAAATCTACTTGACATATTACTACTTATTAATGCTCATCTGGGTCTCTGTCTCCATAATGTTTTACTCCTACTTCAAACCAAAATTTGAACGCCTCTTTTCTGCTGTTGAAACTCATGAATGCCTCATTTGTTTCGTGTGCTGACCAATCTTCGTACCATGTGCCATTTGTTTTGAACCACCAACCCCATTTGTGTTTACATTTGTCAATACACCAGTGTATTAGTTCTGCAGGAACTCCATACGTGCCTAAACTTAGGCTGTATCTATATTTTTTCTCATATCCGCAACCATGAGGAAACTTCATATCGTAATATCTAGCCTCGCCTGGTCTAGGAATAGTTTTGTATTTCTTTCTTGCTTTTTTTTTTAATTTAGGCATTAAGCCTTATTTTACTAACTTTACTTCCAATTGTCAACTACCAGCGGATCACCACAGTTAAATGGTTTAGGTTCTCCGTGGAAAACTGCTACAGAACAGTCGTCTGGTATAGTGGGCGGATGTTGGAAAACGTGTTTAGCACCATTTTTTATCTTTGTGTCTTTTTTACCAACAAGTTCCCATTTGTATGATTGGATCCATGTTCTTGGCCACCAAACAATATCTTTGGTGCCTTTGCTGGTGATCCAATCTTGATCTCCGTGCATCCGGCCCTGTACTGCATGGGGATCTTGTGCATACATCTCCCAAAGGTAATGTAGAGTGCCTGCTGTAAATCTCATGACAGAACTATTGCTGACTTTCCAATCTTCCATTCTACATCTGTTGAAATCTTGAATTATCATTAATTTATTTTGTCCTACATTATACGTCCATAGATTATCTATGTTTCTAAAAATCACAACATCTAAATCAAAATAAAGTAGTTCACCCGACAAAGGCAAATCTTTATGGAACATATAAAGTTTGCTCCACCAAGTTTTTATGGCTCCAGGATTGTCAGGAAATTTTATTACATTGATATCAGGATCTAAACCTGTGGGGTCATCAGTCAAACAATTAAAAGTGAAGTCGACCGTGCATTGTCTCTTACACATATTTTTAAGTATATTGACATACTCGGGTATAAACTTGTTACCCCATTTCACACAAATAATATGCTTATCTTGGCCCATCTTACACCTATTTAACTATTGACGATTTATTTTGACTCGTAAATGGCACTGTTAGCACCATGTTCCATACACTCTACTTTGACAACATAACATCTATTGTTAGTTTTCTCTCTAATCAATTTGTCAGCGAATTCAAAGGCGTGTTTTGCAAACATTTCTGCACCAACACCATCAAACATTCTTATCTCTGCTAGATCTAATTTTTCAAGTTCTTTAAATTTTTCTAAATGCGGATCGTTATGATCCAAAGCAAGTTTATGATCAAACTTATCTTCGAGCCATGCTTTCAAAGGTTTGAGTCCTCCAAAGTCAACTGCCCAATTTTTATTATCTAATTCATCGCACCCAAAAGTAAATTTAAATGCTAACGAATAACCATGTAATAAATGGCAGTGTGAATGATCTGCGTTAGGTTGTCTAAAAACACAGGCTAAACCTATGTTGTGTCCATATGTCTTCGTACTATAAAATGGCATTCCCATCTCTCCTTATACGACTTGCAGAATTTTTAGAGAGGGTTGAAAGTCTTTTTAAGTCCTCGTATATGTTAATGTACAGTAAGTTTAGGTTGTTTGTCAAGACCTAATTCTTTACTAACCGTATTTAGACGTTCTGTCAAATCATTTGGCACATCCAATTTTCCATCAATTATGGATTTTAAGAAGTGTACCAAAACTTGGAATTGACCACTTTCTGCTATCTCTTCAGGATCAATACCAAACTTTTCAAATTGATTTAGCATTGCCTCTAAAGAGTCGATTAGGCATTTAATACTATCATTGTGTTTATCACTCATCATACAATTATGTTAGGTTTTGCGGTTGTCTTTATTTTGCTGAAAACATTATTGTATTGATCCTTCAGTTTAGGATTTATCTCTGCTATTGCGGTTATGTTATTTGATGCAATCTTAATAGCCTTTTCTGGATTGGCTGTTGAAAAAAATGTACCTAATGCAATACCCTGTGGTCCTTGCATAAGCACCAGACCTTTTTCAACTTCAACATACCCTTCATTGGTAGATAAAAATTTACACAATAGTTCTTCACCATTTGATAGTTTAATAGTAATTAAATCATTGGGTTTATATTCTTTAAACATATTTTAATATTACACTCTATTTAGATTTTGTCAATGTATTTTTTCAATTCTTTGTCTTGCACATCATCAGGAATGGTTTTAAGAAAGAATATTTGGTAACTATCGGAACCGTACTTGCCAATACCATGCAAATCACTTGCTTCCTTGCCGTTCCAAGTTAAAAATTGTTCCGTCATTTTACGAATCCTTTTTGATCTTACTTCCCACATACCTAAAGGTTTTAAGATTTTTTGTTGTGTTTTAAGGCGTCCTTTTAAATAGGCCAGAGGTGTTGGATATTTTTCAAACAAAAGTGGTAATATTGTTTTGACCTGTTTCCTGTAAGTGAGGTTTAGACACATTACAGCAACCATGTGTTTCCACCTTTTGTAGGGTGCCTTAAGTTGTTGTTGAACCATTAATTTATCTAACATTGGTCTCATAATTTTTTGGGGGGTGAATTAACACCCCCTCCATGGATTGACTGCGGAAGGAAGTCGGCATTCAGGTAACTCTCGCCCCTGTTGAACGTGTCCAACCACTTTATTATTATACTACGATTATTTGTTTTTTGTCAACTGCTTTTGGATAAACTTTATAAGTCCATCATAGGTTTCAAAGAAAACGTTTTTATGTTGGCTCCACTCTTCCGGCATTTTCCAACCTTGTTGATTTACCACTAACCATCTGCAATCACTGTGTTTCATCAACATATTGAATTGGTGTATCCAATAACTAGGATCTACTTCTCTTTTGATATATTCATAACCTTTGGTATTTTTGTATACATTATTAACTTCGCCCTTGTTAAAACTATAAAGATCAAAGCCAATTAGAAATATAACTTTAGGTTTAAAACTCAAACCAATCAAACCAGCATATGGGCCGGAACCCCAATGAAAGGGTTCGTCTGCTCTATTAGATCCTTGATATGGCAATTCGGGGAACTTCTTTACATTTGGCCACATGGCAAATTGTCCATGCCATTTATCTCTTGTAAAAATTTTTGTGTTCTTGCCACAGGTATTTGCGGCTTCTTGTGCCATGTGTTTATCACAGGCACTTATGTATTCAATGTTGTAGTCTCTGAAAATAGCATTACAGCCTACCACTGTTGAGAACTTTTTAAGAGGAGTTATATCAAACCCTTGTCTGCTTTCTCCGTTACCTATTACACTTACAAACTTGGTCATAACCGTCTTAATTGTGCCCTTTAAAGCGTCTTACAGCGGCATACACGCATGGTAAATTTAATCTATGCATCTAACTTCACCACAGGAAATTTAGGTCCTTTTTCCACTATGCTCTGGTCTGATATTACCAAACTTCCTTCATCGAACATATCTAATATCCTTCTAGTGACTTTGGATCTTGGTAAATCTTGATTCATTTGTTTTAAAGTATTTACAAATTCGTTACGTTTTTTTTGCCCTACAATAGTGTTGGCATCCTTGAATAACTTTTCTTTTAAGTATTGATCAGTTTTCATAAAGGCGGCCAATTCCTTTTCTTTTATCTTTTGTTCTTTTAGTTGTTCTTTGTCTGTATGCACTTCTGTTATTTTAAATTTACGGGCAACTTGTTTAGCACTCTTTTCGTGGCAGTACCAACTTACTCCGTTAAAAATAAAACTAGGAATTTTTTTGTCACATTTGTATCCGTAATCGATTTCATGTTTTTTTAAAAACTTTAAAAGATCGGCATCCTTCTTTTCATCAGCACCCACTATCGCATCTGGAAAACCACTGCACCAATTTTCTTCGATTAAAAAATATTTTACCCACGCCATTTTGGATGTCCTTTTGGATAGTTAATAATCTTACCAAAAGCGGAATAAGTTGCACCAAAGACTTCTTCTTCGACTTGTTCTCTTGTTTTGCCGGATCCGTTCCATAAATCTTCATGCATAGAAATCATATCTATATATTCTTCTTCTTGCTTTTTTCTTTTTTTAAATTTTTTTTTTTGGCATTCATACTAATTATCATCATGTATGAGATGCCAAATTGTTTTATATTTTTGCCATGCATTTT